CTTTAATGGAACACTTTTGTGGCCAGAGCTGGTCCACAAGTTTGATGAGGACATGGTCCAGTTTAGGGGTGAGGTCATCGATGTAGGTGAATTTTGAGCGCCTGGCTAATCATTCTGACTGGCGCGATCTATGCCTACATTGCTGGGGAGCAGCTGCTTAAAGGCAATGCGTCTATGGCCGTGGTGTATGCAGGCTACGCATTTTCAAATGTGGGGCTGTACTTGATGGCCAAGTAAGCCCCATTTGCAACCCATAGGTTAAAGTTCCTCTTTAGAATCTAAAGCGAAAGGTGGGATTTCTTCTTCTTCAGTATCTTCATCTTCAAAGTCTTCATCATCAAGCTCAGTGGCAACATAGTCCACTGCCCAGCCGTGTTCCTCTTGAAAGAGGATAAATTCTTGAATGATCTGAATTTTGTCAAAATCATGCGTTTCCACTGTAATTTTCTCTGGCTGAATCCAGCCGAATTCCATTTCAAATTTCATGATATTCCCCAGGTTAAGCAGCCGATTGCTGCAAAATTATCGTAGTCCGATTTTGTGTCAATGAAAAGTCTTATCTATTGGGGTCTGTTTAGGGCAAAATTAGACCATGGCCAGCCAAACACAACAACTTGAAAATCCCACTCCACCAGGACTTGGTTATCCGACCGAGACCTATGAGCGCAGGCATTTCAACGAAAACAATGGCGCATTAACTGTTTACTTTAAAAAACTGTCATTTGTGCTGGGGTCTTTGTTTGGACCAAGAGGCGGTCGGTTTATGAATGCCCCCCATGGGGCTTTTCAAGATTCGACCAACCAAGTGGCTGCCAACACCACCACGGCCTATGCGGTCACATTCAACACCACAGACTTTTCTAATGGCGTGACTATGGCCAGTGGGTCCAGAATCACTGTGGCCGATGCCGGAATCTGGAACTTGCAATTTTCCATTCAGTTTACAAACACGACAAATGCTTCTCAGGATGTAGATGTCTGGTTTCGGGTCAATGGCACAAATGTGGCCAACTCAAACAGCCGATTTGGCTTTGCACCTAGAAAAGGTGCTGGAGACCCGTACCACACCATTGCTGCCATCAACTACTTTGTGAGCTTAAATGCGACTGACTATGTTGAGATAATGTGGAGGCCGACCGACACGGGTGTGTCCATTGAGCAATACGCTGCTGGAACAAGCCCCACACGGCCAGCAGTCCCATCAGCCATTGTCACAATGAGCTTTGTCTCAAACATCAAATAAAAACTGCCATGTACATACCTTTAAAGCTACCCCCAGGTGTTTTCCGAAATGGTACTGAATACCAGGCAGCAGGCCGCTGGTATGACGCAAACCTAGTCCGCTGGTATGAGGGGACACTGCGCCCCATCAATGGATGGCGCACCAGGTCAAGCTCACAGATGTCAGGCTCATGCCGAGGCATCATCACTTGGCGCGACAATGGCAGTGATCGTTGGATTGGCGCTGGAACGCATACAAAACTGTATGTCATGAATGCCATTGGCACATTGAAAGACATCACGCCCACAGGCTTCACCACGGGTTATGCAAGCTCCACAGTGCTGACTGGCTATGGTTATAACGCCTACGGCTCATTTGCTTATGGTGTTGCCAGACCTGACACTGGTACGCCAATAGCAGCCACCACCTGGTCACTTGATACATGGGGCGAGTATTTAATTGCCTGCTCTTCATGGGATGGCAAGATTTATGAGTGGCAATTGGGTTTCTCAACACCTACCAAGGCAGCGGCAATCACCAATGCACCCACTGGAAACAAGGCGGTTTTAGTCACCCAAGAGCGCATTATCTTTGCACTTGGTGCGGGTGGTAATCCACGCAAGGTGCAGTGGTGCGACCAAGAGAACAATACCCAGTGGACACCGGCAGGCGACAACCTTGCAGGCGACTATGAACTGGCCACCCCTGGCTCACTCATTGCCGGCAAGCGGGTCAAGGGTGTCAACCTACTGTTTACAGATGTGGATGTCCACACGGCCCAGTATGTTGGCGCACCATTTGTCTATGGCTTTGAGAAGGCTGGCTCTGGCTGTGGTCTGATCTCAGCCCAGTCTGTGGCGGCCATTGATACGGCAGCCATTTGGATGAGCAATTCTGGCTTCTGGATTTATGACGGCTATGTCAAGCCACTGCCAAGCGATGTGTCAGATTACATCTTTGACAATATCAACTATGCGCAGGCATCCAAGATTTATGCGGTCCATGTCAGCAAGTATGGTGAGATTTGGTGGTATTACCCAAGTGCGGCCAGTAATGAAAATGACTCTTATGTCACTTTTAACTACCGCGAAAACCATTGGAGCATTGGCACATTGGCCCGAACTGCTGGTGTTGACTCTGGTGTCTACACATACCCTCTGATGGTCTCAAGCGATGGTTACATCTATGAGCATGAGGTGGGCTACAACTACGATGGCTCAAGCCTTTTTGCTGAGTCTGGCCCAGTCCAATTGGGCAATGGCGACAACATCATGTCGGTGCGCCAAGTGGTCCCAGACGAGCAGACACTGGGTGAGGCGGTGGTTTCATTTAAAACGAGAAACTATCCCACAGGCACACAATCCACATTTGGACCATACACGGCAGCCAACCCAACTAGCGTCAGATTTTCTGGCCGCCAAGTCAATATGCGGGTAACTGGCGACACTTTGTCTGACTGGCGCATTGGGGTGATGAGGCTTGAAGCTATCCCTGCCGGTAAGCGATGAGCGACCAAGAACATTTGGACAGGCTGCGCCACCATGTGGAGGCTGCTTTAGAATACAGTGGAGGCACACACAATTTTGACGATGTCGCTGAGATGGTCGAGGATCACAGATTACAGCTGTGGCCAGCCAAAGACTCGGTGGTATTGACAGAGACCATTGTCTATCCCAGGCTAAAGAATTTGCATTATTTTCTGGCTGGTGGCGACCTAGATGAACTCTCACGGATGAGACCATTGATCGAATCCTGGGGCAAGTCTGTCGGCTGCACCAGGGTGACTTTGGCAGGCCGAAGAGGCTGGGCCAAGACATTTTTGAAAGACGAAGGGTACAGTCCACAATGGTCTGTACTGGCAAAGGAACTTTAGGGGATAAATATGGCAACTTCAGCAGGACTCGCATGGTCATTGAATAATGGCATTAGTCAAGCGCAATACGATCAAAGTATTGCCAACGCATACGCACAAGCGCAGGCCAAAGGCTTGACCGATGCGCAGATCGAAAGCAACATGAATCAGTATGGCGTAAGCGCCACCGATGTTTCACGCGCTTTAGGTGTTCCTGTTGGTGATGTGCAAACCAGACTTCAAACGGCCACTCCAACAACGGCTGCTGAAATTGAATATGACCGAGCAGCCATGTCAGAGCTTGCTTTGCGCCAAGGCTCAAACCAGCAGCAAATTGCTGCAAACGAAAGAGCTTATCAAGAATATTTGCGCTTGAATGAGATTAAGAATCAACAGCAAATTGCGTCTAATCTGGCTCTTTCTAATGAACAAAAGCGCTTGAATGAAATTAAGAATCAGCAGCAGATTGGTTCAAACCAAAAGGCTTATGAAGAATATTTGCGTCTGAATGAAGCTAAGAATCAGCAGCAGATTGCGGCTAATTTGGCTCTTTCTAACGAGCAAAAGCGCTTGAATGAGATTAAGAATCAAGAGCAGATTTCAGCTAATTTAGCTTTGTCTAATGAGCAAAAGCGCTTGAATGAGATTAAGAATCAAGAGCAGATTGCAAGCAATCAAAGGAATTATGAGACATATCTTGCCAATCAGCAGAAGTTGGCAGGCATACAAGCTGGCACTGGGCTTTTGGAGCAGAACTTCAGAAACTATCAGTCCATTGCACCAGGCGCGCAATATGACCCATCAGTCACTGGTGGAATGTCACCCTACAGCAAGGTCATGGGCCAGATGAGTCCTTTGACAAATCCCTATGCTGGCATGGCAATAAATCAACCAATGGGCGGATATAACCCTGGTCTGTATGACCAAATTGCAGCGGTTAATACTGCCAAGACAGCAGCAGAACAAGCGGCTACAGCAGCAGCATCAGCAGCATCAGCACAACAATTGGATTCAAGCAGCACTGGCGGCTTGGCCCAAGGCGGTATGGTCCATGGTGGCTTGATGTTTGGCATGAATCCACCTGGTCCAGATGATGGCGCTGTCAATCTTGATCTTGGCGAATATGTGATCAAAAAATCTGCTGTCAATAAATATGGCCGTGGACTCTTGGACATGATCAACGAAGGCAAAGTGCCTGCTAAAAAATTAAAGTCTTTACTCGGATAAGGTGGCAATATGTCAAAAGGTGGAACAACTACATCGACAAGCTCCATTGATCCACAGATCAAAGAGGCATTCTTGGCCAACTTTCAGCAGGCCCAAGGGGTCGCTGGTGCATTGCCGGTCCAGCAGTTTGCTGGATATAACCCAATGTATGAGGCAGGCGAGGAGGCTCTGGTCAACACGGCCCTCGCTGGCCCAGGCATTACTGGCACAGACTTGGCTGCACGAATGGCGGCTTATGGCGGTGTTTACCAGCCAGCGGGTGTGCAAGCGACAAGCACTAATTTAAGCATGGGGCAAGGCCCAGGCTCTATCGGTTCTTACATGAATCCATATACAGCCCAAGTGCGCACCAATGCCTTGGCTGATTTGGAATCTGCGCGTCAAGCGGCCATCAAACAGACTGGCCAGCAGGCCATGCAAGCCCGTGCATTTGGTGGATCACGCCAAGGTGTGGCCGAGAGCTTGACTAACCAAGGGTTTGCCAAGCAGGCTGCCAATCTTGGAACATCTTTGAACGAATCAGCATTCAATCAGGCCATGGCCATGCAGCAGGCTGATATTGCCCGTCAGCAACAAGCTGATCTGGCCAATCAGCAAGCCGGCTTGCAAGGCGCTCAATTGCGTTTAGGCGGTGCAAGCCAGCTTGGCAATTTGGCTGCACAACAACAAGCATTGCGTCTTGGTGGCGCTCAAGCGGTCATGGCCGCTGGCGGTGCGCGTCAGGCTTTGGACCAGCAACAAATGGATGCAATCCGAAATATTGGTTTGCAGCGTTTGGGTGTGGTCCAGTCTTCACTAGGTGCGCAGCCTGCCAACCTTGGCATGGTGGCTCAGACTCCATACAGTCAAAATGTTGGCGCTGGCGCTCTTGGTGGCGCTTTGGCTGGCGCTCAATTGGGCAGTGTTGTTCCGGGTATTGGTACAGCAATTGGTGCAATTGGTGGCGGTATTCTTGGCCTATTGCGTTAATTAGAAGGATCAAAAAATGGCTAATGAAACTGGATTTGATTTAAGCAGTTT